ACTATATGAGAGAACGAGTTAAAAAACTCAAAGTCTCAAAAGAAATTATTGCCAAATCATCAAATAATCTGGTTTCAACCAGTAATATTCAGATGATTCTAAATGATGAAGGAATTGAAGCAGTTTGTAAAACCATCAAGCATAATTTTGGCAATAACAAAATTGATATTCTCTGCATTGATCCAATCAGAAATCTATTTGATGGTGGCTCTCCTACCTCAAGCGAGAATGATAATAATGCCATGTTATTCTTTTTACAGAATCGCATTGAGAAGCTTCGCTCACTGCTCAATCCTGATATGGGCATTATTCTTTGTCATCATACCAAAAAAATCAAAAAGAAGGATTTAGAAGAAGATCCGTTTCAGGCTTTTAGTGGAGCTGGAAGTTTAAGAAGCTTTTATAGCTCTGGTCTTATTTTACATCGCCCTGATGAATTAGATTCAAGAATTCACCTATATTTTGAGCTTCGTAATGGTTCATCAATTCCACGCAAAATCATCGAAAAAGAAGATAATAAATGGGTTGAGCTAAATCCATTTTCTGAACGATTAATCAGGCAAGATTATGGCAATAAATTAGACTCAGAAAGAAGCAGAAAATCTGATGTAATCCTACAATTAATTGCCGAAGAAGCACTTAAGGGAAATCTCTATACTGGCAATCAATTTGCTGAGAAATTTGAGAATAAAGCAAGTCTTGGCGGATCAAAGACCATCAATGATCGCATCTCGGTTTTAGCAACCAAGGGGTATATAAAATTTATCAAAGAAACTGCAAAATTAGGTTACCCTGAGCATCGCTCCAAATATGGCTTGATGTGCATTCAGGAGATGGAATTTGTCGATCATATTGGAGGTAAATATATAGTCCCACCAACCCATTTTAAATGCCCAAATACTGGCGCTGTTTTACCTGTCGAAAATGGCAATGTATGGATTTTACATGAGGAGGAAAGGTCATGAAAAATTCATACTCACAAACCAGTTTACATAAGATTACTTACTATCCCTTACTAAGTTATCCCAAAACGATCTCATACTTACTATCCAATCAGATTACTTGCTCAAAAACCAGATTGCAAAGCGTTGCAAACTGGTGGGGACAATTGCACTCACATTTACTAACAAGACCTCGCATACCAGATGGAAAAGAGATCAATTTTATCTGTAAATTTTTACCAGTTTGCAATGGCTTAAAGCCAGTATTTCTCTTGCTTCATCCTCCTTAATAGCAGTTCGAAACCTTTCACCCTATTACTTACGTAATAGAGAACCAAAGGGTTCTCTTTATTACCGTAATAGGGATTGGGTGATCGTGGATTTCAGATCATCAACACTCTCTAACAACAACGAAATTTTACAATTATGAAAAACAAAAAAATCCTAGCACTTGTTCTAGGCACAAAAACAGGCTGGGCAGTTTGTCTGGCTGATCAAAAAATCCTCAGTGGGACTGAGAATTTCAAATCAACACGCTTTGAAGGTGGAGGCATGCGTTATCTTCGCTTTAAATCTTGGCTTGATGAGATGAATAAGCTCTCTGATGGGATAAGCCAAATCTACTTCGAGGAAGTTAGACGCCATGTTGGAGTTGATGCAGCGCATGCCTATGGTGGCTTTTTAGCTCATCTCTCCTCTTGGTGTGAGGAGAAACAAATCCCATATCTTGGCATTCCTGTTGGCACGATCAAAAAGCATATCACTGGCAAAGGTAATGCCTCAAAAAATCAGATAATTCAAGCGGTCAAAGAACTTGGCTTTAACCCATCTGATGACAATGAAGCTGACGCTTTAGCTCTGCTTGATTTGGTAATTAAGGATCAAATGAGGTGATGGCTATGCAAAAAGATTATCAAAGCCCTTTGGGCAAAATGCAGCCAACCAAAATTGATCTTGAGAAGGTCAAAAAGGAAGGTTGGAACAAGGAAGGAATTCTGGTTGTCAAAATTGATGATGAAAGGCTGAGCTGGCCTGAAAAAGAAATCATCAAACAAATCGGAAATAAAATTTATAACTCAAAAAATAAGAAAAATGACGGATCAAAAATGGACAAAAGAACAAGTAGCTGAGAGATTTGAGGCTGCTGTTCGAACTTTAAGGAGATTGCCTCCTGTCAGAGTAAGGGGCTATATTTCATCATGGCCAGAGATTATCTACACCAAAAGAGAAATCGCTATGATGGATCAAAAGCCAAAAAGATGGCCACCTACGGCTGAAGCTATTTCTGAAATGGAAGAAACTTGTAAATGGGTCAGTTTACTTGATCAGATAGATGATCGTAAAATCATCTGGTATCGTGCTTCAAGGCTTCCTTGGAAGGAAATTTGCATAAAATTAGGAATTGCAAGATCAACGGCAAATTGGAGATGGCAAAATGCTATACTCACAATTACTAACAAACTAAATAAATTTCCTATGTTTCCTAAAGGCTAAAAAAGCATTGGACATTTCAGGGGTTAATTGCATAGTTATTACAACAAAATCAAAAATTGTGCGCACAAGAAAGATGGCAATAATTTCAATTGACCTTGATGGAAAAAATCAATTTTTGGCTAAATCAAAACAAATTCCATTTGTAACCGCCAAAAGTTTGACTGAGATTGCCAAAAAGTCTCAAGAAGAAGTTAGAAAGCATATCAAGGAAGAATTCCACATCAGGAAGAAAAAAGGTGGATTTGAAAGTAGCATTAGAATCAAGCCAGCAACGAAGAAGAATTTAGAAGCGCAGATTTACTCAATGGCTGCATTTGCTAGCCTACAACAAACTGGTGGTAAGAAGAAAGCCAGAGATGGTAGATTGGCAATACCGATCTATGAAAATATCAGGGATGTTAAGAGAAAGACAGCTAAAAATAGCCCAAGCGGTTATCTATCAGGCGATGCTTTTAAAATCAAAATGCCGTCAGGTCAGGAAGCAATAGCACAGCGTAAACGAGGAAGCCTTAAGATTTTATATTTCCTCCGCAAAGAAGCTGATGTTGAGAAGAGATTTGATATGATTGAAGTGACTGAAAGAACGGTCAGAGATGAATTTGGAATGATATTTAAGAAAAATTTACAAGATATCGCAGGCAAATAGTAAACAAAAGTATTTGTTAGTAAACATGTCCTCTTCTCATATTAAATCTAAGCAGATAAGATAAGGTACTGTGGACGACCTTTCATCCGAGGGTAACGCACACCGCAGCACTTCTCTAGCGTTAGCCTTTTAAAAAGGGTACGCAGCTTACTTAAAAAAAGGCGCAAAGCCTTATCATTATTAGTCCTATCAAGGCGCGTACTAATTAATTTTGGTACGCGCCTTTTTTATTTTAAACGAAAAATATTTTAAGAAAATTTAGTGTGGATTCACATACCTTCAGAATTATGTCCCTCTGCTCAGGAGTCGGTGGAATCGAGCTTGGATTCAAATTGGCTGTTCCCTCTTGCCGAGCAATCTGTTACATTGAGAACGAAGCATTTGCGTGCGGTATCCTTAAAGCGCGCATGCAAGACAAAATCTTGGATCAAGCACCTATTTGGACAGATCTTAAAACCTTCGATGGCAAGCCTTGGCGTGGAAAAGTGGATTGCCTCACTGGAGGATATCCATGTCAGCCATTTAGTGTTGCAGGAAAAAAGCTTGGAGAAAAAGACCCAAGACATCTCTGGCCAGAAATTAAAAGACTCATCAGCGAAATTGAACCACCAATCTGCTTCTTTGAAAATGTCGGCGGACATTTACGATTGGGATTTGAACAAGTCGCAAATGACCTATCAGAATTGGGTTATAAAGTTAAGGCAGGATTGTTTACAGCGCAGGAAGTTGGCGCTCCTCATAAAAGAGAAAGATTATTCATCTTGGCCTACAGTAATAGCGTCAGATCATCTATCAAATCCAACAGAAACTCTGGAAAATTGGAAGAAGAGATCAGAGGTAAAGAAAAAACAAGGAATCAATCTTCACAAGCCACTGCGAATTGCAGTTCAGGAATTAGAGAATTGGCCAACTGTTGTGTCATCGGATGCGAATGTGGGGGCGATAATTTCTGCAAACGATACTTACAAAATCAACAAATCAGGAACGCTCAGGAAAATCAACAAGAATGGCAAGGACGGATCACTAGGACTTGCGAGGACTGTAAAAATGTGGCCGACTGTGAGAAGTTCATCGGCAAACGAAGCATCAAGCAAGGAAGTAAAAAACAACAATCCGAAAGCAAGGCTGGAAGTAGAAATTCAGAACTGGCCAACGCCAAGAGCAATGGAGCCAGGAAGCACAAGTCCAGGATATGGCAAGGGATTAAAAAACACTGCGATAAATTGGCGAACTCCCAATGCCTCAGATGGCGAAGGAGGAATAATGGAATGGAGGGATGGAAAAGCAGCGAAACTAAAACTGAGGGATCACTCTGTTCATGCAGTAAAATCATGGGCAACGCCAACAACGAGAGATTGGAAGGATGGCAGTGCCAAGGACAATTCCAAAACCAACTCCCTGCTTGGCCGCCAAGCCCCACGGACTATGGAAGTTGGCAAGAACTGCCAGATCACCTTAAACCCGCTATTCACAAATCATCTGATGGGATGGCCAATCGGGTGGACGAGATTCGAGCCTGTGGCAATGGCGTGGTGCCATTGGTTGCAGCTTATGCGTGGCGAGTTCTTAGCGATGGAATGGATTTGGTCAAAGATAAAAGAGAATAATTGAAAAAATATGAATGAAGATTTTTTACCAAAATTAGCTGATAATATCGAGCTTAAATCAACTGAGGAGTTAATTCCTTATGCCAAAAATGCTAGAACCCACTCTGAAAATCAGGTGAATCAAATTGCAGCTAGTATTACTGAATTTGGCTTTACCAATCCAATTTTAGTTGATGGCGCTAAAGGAATTATTGCAGGTCATGGAAGATTAATGGCAGCTAAAAAACTTGGGCTTAATCAAGTTCCTGTTGTTATTCTTGATCATCTAAGTGAAGCACAAAAGCGCGCTTATATCATCGCCGATAACAAATTAGCAGAAAATGCTGGATGGGATGAAGAGATTTTGGCAAATGAACTCCATGATTTAAAAGAGGAAAATTTTGATCTAGACCTTATTGGTTTTGAGGATCAGGAGTTAGAGCGATTATTTACCAACCTCTATGAATCAGACGAAAACAAGGAAGAAGAAAATTTACCAGAGATTGAAGAAACACCAATCTCAAAAGCTGGTGATATTTGGTTACTCGGTGATCATAAATTAATTTGCGGTGATTCAACTAAATTAGAAACATACCAAGCCCTTCTCACAAATGAGTTAGCTGATATGACCTTTACTGATCCACCTTACAATGTGGATTATGGTAATACCATGAAGGATAATTTAATTGGTAAGAAAAATTCAAAAACTGGCAAGGAATATAAAAACGCATCAGGGCAAAGAACAATTTTAAATGATAATCTTGGTGATGATTTCCCTAAATTTCTTTTTGATTGTTGTTCAAATATTTTGGCACTTACCAAAGGAGCTTGTTATATTTGTATGAGCAGCTCTGAGCTTCACACTTTACAAAGATCATTTGTTGAAGCTGGTGGCAAATGGTCAACTTTTATCATCTGGGCAAAAAATCATTTCACTCTTGGAAGGTCTGATTACCAAAGGCAGTATGAGCCAATACTTTATGGCTGGAGAGAAAAAAATGATCACTACTGGTGTGGTGACAGGAATCAATCTGATGTTTGGTATTTTAACAAGCCAAATAAGAGTGAGCTTCATCCAACAATGAAGCCAGTAGAATTGGTTAAAAAAGCCATTTTAAATTCATCTAAAACTGATGATATTATTCTCGATCCCTTTGGCGGTTCTGGCTCAACTTTAATTGCAGCCGAGCAGTTAAAGAGGAGGTGCAGAATGATTGAATTAGATCCAAAATATGTGGATGTTATAATTAAAAGATGGCAAAATTTAACCGGTAAAAAAGCAATAAATTCGATTAGTGAAAAAAGCTTTGATGAATTTTTAAATGACAATGAGTAAAGAAAATAATGACATTAAGGAATCAATAATTTTGGAAGCCAAAAAATTAGTTGAAGAGAATGGAAGTAAGGCAGTTGAAATTGTTAATCGTAAGATTGAAGGCTTAAAAAACCAATACTCCAGAGAAAGTGATTTTGCTTTTTTGCTCCTAACAGAAGTCGAAAAATTAATCGAAAAACAAAAATAAGATCATGAAACAACAATGGAACTCTCAATTAGAGCTTATGCAAAACACCGAGGAGTTACCGAAGGGGCTGTCAGGAAAGCAATAAAGCAAGGAAGAATTAGCAAGAAAGATAATGGAAAAATTGACCCTAATTTAGCGGATAAAGAGTGGTCAAAAAATACTGATCCAGCTCAGATTAAGAAATCTGAAGCAAAAGAACCAACACATGATTCTGGCAATATTTCTACTCCTTCAAATTCTTTATCAGTTGGCCCTAGCTATCAACAAAGCAGAGCTATTAAGGAAGCTTATAATGCTAAATTAACTAGACTGCAATTTGAGAAAGAATCTAAAAAATTAATCTCAGTAGATGAGGTAAAAATATCAGCTTTTAATGCTGCAAGAATGACTAGAGATAGAATGTTAAATATTCCTGATCGAGTGATTCCTGCTTTAGTTGGAAAAACTGATATTTTTGAGATGAAGGAAATTTTAAAAACAGAAATAGTTAAAGCTTTAGAAGAATTATCTAAAAATGATGTATGATGATTTATATTTTAAGAGCTTTAGAGCGGGATTAAAACCAGATCCAAATTTTAATATCTCTGAGTGGGCAGATCATCATAGAATCTTAACATCAATTTCTTCTAGTGAGCCTGGCCCATGGAGAACTGATCGCACTCCTTATTTAAAAGAAATAATGGATTGCCTATCACCAAACAACCCTTGTGAAAAAGTAATTTTCATGAAAGGAGCGCAAATTGGTGGTACGGAATGTGGTAATAACTGGATGGGATTTGTAATTCATCATGCCCCAGGGCCGATGTTGATTGTAAATCCAACAGTAGAAACAGCGAAGCGAACCTCAAAAATGAGGGTTGATCCTGCAATTGAAAATTGCCCAGCTCTTAAGGATAAGGTTAATGATCCAAGAAGCAGAGATTCTGGCAATACAATGCTAATGAAGGAATTTCCTGGTGGGGTTTTAATTTTAACTGGAGCTAATTCTGCTGTTGGACTTCGCTCAATGCCAATTAGATATCTATTTCTAGATGAAATTGACGGCTATCCAGATGATGCAGCAAGTGAAGGTGATCCTGTAAATTTAGCAATTCAAAGGACTGCTACATTTTCTAACAGGAAAATATTTATGATCTCAACTCCGACTATTAAAAATTATAGTCGCATTGAAACTGCATTTTTAGAGGGAGATCAAAGATATTATTATGTTCCTTGTCCAGATTGTGGTGAGTTTCAAATATTAAAATGGCAAAATGTTAAATGGCCAAAAGGTGATCCAGAAAACGCCTATTATGAATGCAAAAAATGTAAATCACACTGGCAAGATCATCAAAAGGCAGAAATATTAAAAAATGGTAAATGGATAGCAACTGCGAGTAATACTGATAAAAAGGTCGTATCTTTTCATTTATCATCACTTTACTCACCTCATGGTTGGGTAAGTTGGGGCGATATTGCTAAGGAATTTGCCGAGGTTCATAAAGACCCACCAAGGCTGCAAGTTTGGACAAACACTAAACTTGCAGAAACTTGGGAAGATATGTCAGGTGAAGCTATTGATCCAACTGGACTTTT